ATGGTGAACCGGTTGTAAATTCTAAAGAGCTAGAATGTTTAATTAAAAAACCATATTGATAATAACTTGAGCTAATAGCATTAGTTACATCTAATTCTATATCTTTACCAGTAGCATATGTAAATGATTGAGTTGCAGTAAAATTACTTGATGTATACCAAATACCTCCACCTACATTATTACTATAATATGAACCAGTAGTTCCAGCTAGTGATGAAGTAAATATACTTCCACTTATATCATTACTATATTTCCAGCTAACACCATTAGTAGTATTAGGAATATTAGCTGCTCTACCAGTACCCATATTCCAAGAAGTAGCTATTGGATGGCATTGTATAGTGTAATCTAAAGGAATTGAAGTAGCATATGCTTGAAATAATTTTACATAAGCTTTATATCCCGCAGAACCAATTTTATTGGTTAATATATCTTGAATTTCAGAATTAGTAAATGATAATAAAACACGAGATACATCTCCATCACTATCAATAGATTTGTAAATACTTAAATCTAATATTTCATCTAATCCTGTATTTTTAGTAGGATAGTATGAATATATTGTTGCATCCTTGTCAGGAAATATTTTATATATGGCCATTTTTAATATGTAATAATTCTACCGTTTATATCAATATCAGGAAAACGTACTTCAAATATACTAGGATCTATTGATGGATAAATTATTCCATTTCTAGTAGCACCCGCAACATCATATCCATATGGAGAGTAATTACCTCCTTGTTTATTTACAATTTCTACTTTTGATACCGAACGAACACCAGGTACTTTTAAAATAAGCGCATTAATATCGGACATAACAATGGGTTGATTTATTTGCCAGGCGTCTATGTTAAAATATAATTTTATTTGAGAAATGCACGTAGATAATAGTTCCTTATTATTATAACTTGGATCAGCATTTATTTCAAAATTAACACCTAAATTAATATAAAACGCATTTTTAATATTAATAGCATCTGTAACCATTCTATATTGGTTAAGATAGGTTTTTAAATTTACTTTTAGTGCATCACTAGCAGAAATTAATTTTTTATCTGAGTTGTATCCTAAAACATATAAGTCTAAACTCAATGGGTTATTAGAAACTAAATTTCCTAAAGAATTATATGTTTCTTGTGTTATATATGCTTTAGATATAGTACCATAAGTTGATGGCAGACTTAAACTACGCATAACGTAATCATCTTTAGTTACTGTTCTGTTTTGAGATGAATATGAACTTAAAGCATTTAAACGAACTTCTTCTATAGTATCAGCTCCTCTACCACCAACAGCAGGTGAAATATTATTACAAGCTACACTAGATAAAACACTACCTGTTAACGCAGGAGTAACTCCACCATATTTAAAATTTATATTTGTTGCATCAATAGTAGTTAATACATTTGCAGGCACATTAGAAGTTAAACCTCCACCTACTAAATACTGAACTGTCAATGTAGTATTTTGAGGTACTAAACCATAAGTTTGAGTAAAAAATATGGATGCTTTATTATAATCATCTATATTAGTTTTAATACTTGGTACTAATCCCAAATCAATATTTTCTGGAGTTGGTAAAATAGTAGCATCAGAATTATTTACTGACATACCTGATCCAAATTGTAATTCTAGTTTATCATCAGGTTTAACACGAGTAACAAATCGTCTAGGTACACGTTGGAAATTTAATAAATAATTAACTCCATCACTACCTGAAGTTGGGTTACTTGAAGATACAGGAACTAAATCCTGAGCTAAATAAGGAACTTCATACCATATATATCCACTCCCATCAGTAACTTTTAGTACTTGAAGTATATTAGTATCATCAATTGTGATTGAATTAAATTTTTGTGGTGTAGTAAAGGTAAAAGTAGCAGTTTTTATTTCAGCAGATATTGCTTTAACTTTCTTTTTTGCTAAAAAATAATTACTATCTACAAAAGTAATTTCGGCTGAACTAGTATCAGAAAAGTCTATACGTTCAGTAGTAATAAATTTACTATAATCAGCATTACTTGTTACTAAAGTATTTTCAGGTACAACTAATGAATATAAAATATCAGGAGTAACATTACCTCCTTCAATTCTAGTAGGAAATAATTGATATACATCTAAATCAACATTAGAAGCATAAGAAACTTTAGGACGATACCCAAATGAATAAGCTAAATTATATAAACTTTCTTTTTCTTTAGCTAAATTTAAAAAGTTTTCTTGAATTTGGGAATCAATATAAAATGAAGAAACGTCACCTATATAAGATGCCATCTCAATAAACATATTTCCTGGAGACGCTTCTGAGAAGTCGTTATAAGTATCTGGAAAGTATGTTTTAGCAAACTCTTGTAGAGATGCTTTAAAATCACCGAATGATTTATTTAAATATTTTATTGATTTATCTTCAGCCATTATTGTAAAGCAATTATGATATTATCTTGTTGTCCTGAAATATTCAGTCTATAATCTATTTCTATAGATATTGTATTACCATCTGCATCAGGTGTTAAAACAATATTTAATAATGTAACTTCAGGAACAAATCTATTTACACTAGAAAATATTTCATCTTGAATAATAGGATACAATTGTTCATCCAGTTGTTCAAATATTAATCTAGGTAAATTAGTACCAAATTCAGGATTCTCTATTCTTTCACCTCGTAAAGTCAACAATAAATTAATTAAATTAGATTTAATTTGATCTTTAGTTGAATAAGTACTTCTAAATACACCCCCAGCATTAAAAGGAATAGAAACTCCTATTGCTCTATTTTTATCTAAATCTCTAGGATCTATTCTAATTACTTGAGGTATTGGCATAATTATTCGCTATATTGTCTCATTTGAGCTAATTCCTGTGGAGTCATAGTAGCTGCTGTCTCAGCAATAATATCTAAATATGGATTCCCGGTTGATTGAACTTTTGGTGCTGTTGGTTGATGTCCATTATGCATAGGAGGAGCTTGTAAGCCCATCATATTAGCTAAATTTTTTCTATAAGATGTCATGTCGACATCTTGTGAAGTAAAATTCATAGTTCTATTCTCTTGAATAGGTTGAGGTTGAAGAGAAGATAATTCTTCACGTAAAACTTCACGGACCGATTCTTTAATTAGTTTTTTAAATACATCTACTTTCATGATTATAAATATTAAGCCACGAGATTTTTCTCGTCTATTTTTAATTTTAATTCTTCAATTAATATATCTGGGGATAATGTAAATGAATATTCGCTTTGTAATATTTCATTCCCATCTCTATTTAATGCTACTGCATATCTACGTTTATTTCCTTTAACTACAAATTTAGGATTTTCTTCTTCTTTTATAAAGAATCTAAATCCTTTATAATCATATCCTTTTAAATAACCTAAACCAGATGATAAATTAGCTAGTTGATCTGAAGATAAATTATTTAATCCTGAATTTAATAATCCTTCTATAGGCAATAATCTACGTTCTTGAACATTTAAATCATCAATTAATTTAGCAATAATCTGATTTATTATGGATAATATAACAGAAGCTGCTAATTTTAAATCATCCAATGTTTTAGATTTAGAATCTATAGTATTAATTACGCCTAAAGGTACACCAACTCCAGGAGGTACAGCAGATGGTACAGGATTACTTTTAAATAATTGTAATATTGTATCCAATAATGGAACTAAAATTTCTAATACCGTAATTACTGTTTGTACTGTTTGTAGTTTTGTTCTATTTTGATTTATAATTAATTTAGCTCTATTAACAGATAATTTTGCTTTTTGTATATCTTGTTCGGTTTGGATATTTTTTATTTGTTCGTTTACTCTATCTACTAATTTTTCTATTTTCTTATTTCCAATAGTAATAGAACTAATCAATAAATTGGATAACACTCCTACGGTAGTTATTACACTTCTACTAGATATGCTGATTTTTTTACCGTTTTTAACATCATTTATTTTAGCTGATGTTGTATCTGAAATTGATTTTGTTTTAGATCTAAGAAATTCAACTTCTTGGGGTAAATAGGATTTTAATTTATTTGCTAATTCAGTTTTTTTAGCCTCAATATTCTTATTTATGAGAGCTTTTTCAGTTTCATAATCTTTATTTAATTGAGCTAATCTTTCTTGCTTTTCATTATCTGTTAATTTTGAAACTGCAACTTTAGTTTGTTGGGTTTTATAATCAGCTTCGGCTTTAATAAATTGTGTTCCTAAATCTTTAACATCTTCTTCAAGTCGTTTTATATTTTCAGTCACCGAAGATTTAAAACCGGATATTAATTTATCTTTTTGGGATGCAAGAGCTAATTTAGCAGCATCTACTAAAGTATCTTTATTTATATTAGCAAGACTAGATAAATTTTGTTGTAATGCCATTATGATGTGTAAGATTTAGTAGATTTTAATGAATTAAAATTATCTGTAGATGAAGTTAAATCCTCTAAAGCAGCATATAAATTATTTCCGGCTTGATTAACTTGTAATAAAAGAGTACCTGCAGGTGTGCTTTGAACTGTTTTTAAAGCTGTAGCTAATTCTTTTAATTCTTTAATTAATGTACTTAAAGTATCAATAGTTTTATTACCTAATAATATAGGTTCTACAGCCATTCCACCTTCAGAATTTAAACCTAATGAAATTTTAGGGGCATTAATTACTACTTCAGTATCAGAATTTAAATATATTGTATTTTCGGAAGATAATCCAACTCCATATCCATGAATTAATACTTCATCTTTTTTAGCATTTATTACTACGCGATCTCCGGTTAAAACACCTTGAGAACGGTTAGCATATTCATTCCATTTAATGGGATTAAACATTAGATTATATGAAAATTCTCTAATATTAAATGGAATTTGTTGAGTTGAAGTTAAATATAAAGCAGATCTATCATTATTTATCTCTTCAACATATGGTTTTAAAGATTTAGCATTATAATTATGACCATTAGTTAATAATGTAATAGGATCACCATTATTACCAGTTATACTCCACCAGTTTTCTCTATTGTTAAACTTAGTAGTTGAAGAAAAACGTAATGAATTACCTGTTCTACCCTCAAATATACTATCTCCCTCAAATGGTAATAACGATTTTATATTTGAATTCTCAGTAAATGTATTTCCTAAAGTTAATTCCCCAGCAGGTTGGGAATTATGTTGATTATTATTCCATAAATTTAAAACACTTAAATAATATTTTTGTGATTTATTAGAATTACTTTGAGCTTGAGGAGACGGTAAGTCAAATAATATTACTAACTCTTCAATTAACGGTAAATATTTTTGATTAGGTAAAAACGGTATTGCAGTATTTAATTTAGTTAAATCACTATTAGACACTGTTTTATTTGAAGGATAATCAACATAATATATAGTTCCTATACCACCCCACTCACCGTCACGACTAAATAAATTACCACTTGGAGTATTTTCATCCATCAAAATACCTAATACTTTCCCAATTGTGAAAGGAGAAGGTGATTTTTGTTGAGACTTACTTAACTGAGTAGTTAAAGAACCTCCAATACTAGTCCTTATGGTTCTTGTTGACATCCGCTACTACAGGTTTAGATATTTCTTTATCAATATTTTGAACAGCATTCATTAATTGTTCTCTTTCGGCTTCACTCAACATATTATCGTCATTAGCACCGCTAGAATTAGCCATAGCACGTTGAACAATACCCGCCATCTTAATTAACGAATCATCGTTTTTAACAGATACATCTAAATATTCTTTGATTAAGGGAACAACCATTAAAGCCGATTGAGTATCAGTAATTAATGGTTTAAGACCGGTGATTAGATCTT